GTTCCTTTGGGACGAGAAATTACAGGTCGGAACGGCTCATAAGCTGACTACCAGCTCTGAAATCTTTTATAAAATTTTTGAAATCATAGACTCAGTTCCACATTTACAGTCTGAGTTTAGTAAAAAGATAGAATCTAAAGGTTCTCAGGAATTAAAGACCTTAGCTGGCAACCGATATTTGATTAGAGCTAATAATTCCTCTGGTCGTGGTATCGCTGCCGTCGATACTATCTACATGGACGAGGTTCGAGAGTATAAAGACGAGGAAGTCTGGGCTTCTATGCGCTATTCACAGATGTCAGCTAAGAATCCTCAGATATGGATATTCAGTTCAGCCGGAGACCAGCACTCTGTAATTCTAAATAAGTTCAAAGCTAGAGCTGAAGCTCGAATAGCAGGTTCAGATGATACTTTGGCTTGGTTCGAGTGGAGCGCAGAGCCTGGAACTCCTATCGACCCTGAGAATCCTAGATTCTGGCAAGGTATCGCTCAAAGTAATCCGTCACTTGGATACACGATTCACCCAGATAATATCAAGTCGGTTCTAAATGACGACGAGTCAATAATCCGAACTGAAATCTTAACTGAGTGGGTAGACACAATTAACCCAGCGATTAGTCCGGTGCTATTTGCTGAGTGTATTACAAAAGACGCGAAGCTAGACCCTGAAAAGGAAACTTGGTTAGCGGTTGACTTATCACCTGACCGAAAGAACGCGGCATTAGTAGCAGCTCAAAAGCTTGACGAGGAGAAGTTCCTAGTCGTGCTATTACGCACCTGGACAAATGACAAAATTCTGGACGATAAAGCTTTGGCTAATGACATAGCAGACGAAGCGGTTAAATATCATCTACTTAATATCGGCTATTCAGCTAGGACAGCTGGAGCAGTAGCAGCAAGACTTAAACCTGCTGGGTTACCTATTGAAGCTATTGACGGTCAGGAATATGCTACAAGCTGCGACGAAATGCTTTCAGCTATTTCAGCTGGTCGACTTCGACATTTAGGTCAACCAGAGCTCACAAAGCAAGCTCTCTCAGCTGTGAAGTTACCTTTTGGTGACGGTGGTTGGATTATGGGTCGTAAAGCTTCAGCAGCTAATATTTCGGCTACTGTCGCTATGGCTATGGTCGCTCACTACGCGACACGTGGAGATGACGGCACGGATATCGTCTTTTAATAACTTGACTTTACGATATACTTTGCGGTAATGGGACTCTTAGATAATTTATTTAACACAGCTCCACAGTTAGACGAAACTGTCGACGCTGCACTCGCGCCTGTTAATACAGATACTTACGGCTATGTTCCAATTACTTCGGTTTCTCGCGAACTAGCTATGACAGTTCCGGCAGTAAAACGCGCATTAGGAATTTTTAGCGGAACTATCGGCTCGTTGCCTATTGAACAGTATAATAAAGCAACTGGAGCTCACGTCGTCCCACCTCGCTCAATTACACAGCCAGACCCGAGAGTTCCAGCCTCTTTCGTATACGCCTGGCTCGCGCTAGATATTAAGCTATATGGCGTTGGTTATGTTTATATTATGTCGACTTATGCAGACGGCAAATATCAAGACTGGACTCGCATAGCACCAGAGCGCGTTACTCCGCAATTTAATAATAATTCTACTGAAGTCGTCGGTTATTTACTTGACGGTAATCCAGTTCCAAATTCCGGAGTCGGTTCTATTCAAGCTTTTTATGGCTTAGAGGACGGACTTCTATCCTGCGGAGCTCGCACTATCCGGGCAGCTATCGCACTCGAGGACGCAGCTAAATCATTTGCAGAATATCCAACTCCGCAAATGGTTCTTAAATCTACTGGCACTAATTTAACTAAGGAACGTATTTCAAAGTTATTAGACGCATGGAACGCTAATCGCTATAAGAAAAACGCTACAGCTTATTTAAATGCCGACGTAGATTTAAAGGAAGTAGGATTAGACCCTGCTCGTATGCAATTAAACGACGCTCGTCAATACGTAGCTTTAGAAATTGCACGTTTAGCAGGGATTCCAGCGTTTTTCCTTTCCGCTGAGCCTAATTCTATGACTTACTCTAATGCCATTAACGAACGTAAAGCTTTAGTAGATTTTGGTTTACGTCCAGTAATGACAGCTATCGAACAAAGACTTTCTATGCCGGATTTCTCTAGCTCGCTAGTAGAAACTCGCTTCGACCTAGATGATTTCCTACGCGGAAATCCTTTAGAGCGAGCTCAGGTATATGAAATCCTAAACCGTATCGGTGCTATGAGCGTCGAACAAATTCAACAAGAGGAGGACTTGATTCGATGAAAATTAACTTCAGCGTTTCAACTCTTACAGCTAATCAAGATAATCGCGAGTTAAAAGGTCGAATCGTTACCTGGAACGAAGCTGGTAATACTTCAGCTGGAGCTACTATGTTCGCACCAGAGTCACTCACTTTTAACAAGACAGCAAAACTTTTGCTAGAGCACGACCATACTCGCCCTATTGGAAAGTTAACGTCTTATGAGGTTACTGGAGAGGGTGTCGACGCGACTTTTCGCGTGGCTAACACAATGGCAGGAGAGGACGCGCTAGTAGAAGCCAGCGACGGACTACGTGACGGATTCTCAGTAGGAGTTTTCGTAGATAAGTTTTCACAGAAAGACGGAGTTATGGTTATCGAGGCAGCTCGAGTCCAGGAAGTCTCTCTAGTGACAGAGCCAGCAATTCGCTCGGCTCGCGTTGCAGCTTCAGAGGACAATACAGTTCCTAGTGAAGCGGACGTAAATAAAGTTTCTGAATCAACCGATTCAGAGGAAATCAAAACCGAAGGAGAACAAGTGTCAGACACTACCGTTCCAGCTCCTGCCGTAGAAGAAACGGTAGAGGCTGCCAAGGTTGAAGCCGCCGCACCACGTCCGGCGTTCTTCACCGCACCTCGAATTGAACTCTCAAAAGAGAAGTATCTCGAGGCATCAATTCGCGCCAAAGTTCTTGGTGACGAAGACTCAATCCAGTATCTCCGCGCAGCGGCTGATACAACCGATAACGCTGGTTTAGTTCCAACTCGTCAGCTTGTCGAAGTAATCAATCCGCTATCAAATGCAGATCGTCCATCAATCGATGCGATTTCTCGCGGCACATTGCCAGACGCAGGACTCTCTTTTGAGATTCCAAAGATTACTCAAGTTCCAACAGTTGCAGAAACGGCTGAAGCAGGAACACCATCAGAAACAGATCAAAACGTCTCGTATCTAAGCGTTTCAGTCAAGAAGTATGCAGGTCAGCAGACCTTCAGCGTAGAGCTATTGGACAGAAGCTCGCCAGCGTTCTTCGCTGAACTCGTTCGTCAAATGGAGTTCGCTTACGCAAAGGCTACAAATGCTGCAGTAAGCTCAGCTCTAGTTACCGGCGCAACAGATGGCGGAAACCGCACTCTCTCAGCTGCTAATCTCCAAGATTTCGTAGCAGATGCAGCAGTTAGCATCTACAAGGGAACTCTCGGATTCGCTCAAAATCTAATCGTATCTCCAGAACAATGGGGAGCAATTATGGGTCTAGTTGATGGTTCAAACCGTCCACTATTCACCGCAATCACACCACAGAACGCACAAGGCGCATTAGCACCGGGCGCAGTTCGCGGAAACGTTGCAGGTCTAGCACTATACGTAGACCGCTCACTAACCACAGGCTCAGGCGTTGGCGATGGCACAATGATCGTCGTTGACCCACAGTCCTACACTTGGTACGAATCCTCACGATTCCGCCTAGAGACAAACGTAATCGCATCAGGTCAGGTAAGCGTTGCTTACTACGGCTACGGCGCAATCGCTACAAAGGTTGCAGCTGGCGCTTACAAGTGGATGGTTGCTTAATAGCACTAAAAAAGTGACGGCTAGTCCGCTCCCGAGCTAGCCGCTCACCTATTGACTCGAAAGGAAAACGATATGCCAACGATAGTTCTAGCTTCTGAATTGAGGACTATCCTTGGCGTATCGTCTTCCCTATATTCAGACGCTTATCTTGATGACATTATTGACACTAGCGAAAATATCATCCTTCCAATGCTGGTTACTTATTCATCCAGCGTCGCTAAAGTTAAATTAGAAAATAATATTGCTTATTATGAAACCGCAACGCCTCACGAATTTAGCGTAGGCCAATCAGTCATAGTTACTGGCTGCGGTTCGCCTTTTAATGCCACCGTTACAGTTACCGACGACGAATTGACTCAATATGTATTCAGCGCAGCTATTACTAATGCAGATGTGGTTGAAAAACACATCATCCCAGCCGGAAAGGCTACGCTCTCTGGAGCGTCAACCTATGTCGGTAATCCCAATGTCGAGTCTGCAGTTTTGGCAACAGCCGTTGAAGTATTCCAATCAAGAACAGCAGCCGGCGGACAAATAGAAGGAATTGACTTTACAGTTAGTCCCTATCGTCTAGGTCGCTCACTATTTAACAGAATTTCAGGATTACTCGGCCCATATATTGATACCGAAACAATGGTTGGATAATGCCAGCCAGCACAATTTCAGGAGATGTAAGAGGCGCAATTAAAACGGCTTTGGCTTCCGTTACTGCTAACGTTTACGATCACGTCCCTGAATCACCTATTGTTCCAGCGGTCGTTATAGTTCCCGATTCGCCTTATATGGAATTAGAGTTAATTGGCAAAAGCACAACTCGCGTTAAATTGAATTACACAATTAGCGCTGCAGTTGCTTACCTATCAAATCCAGCATCACTCGACAATCTCGAGAAACTGGTAATTAGTATTCTTGGGGCTTTAAATGGCTCTAAGTATGAGTTATCAACGGTCGAAAGACCAACGGTTACTCAAGTCGGAACGACTAACCTATTAGTCTCCGATATTCGCTTGAGCGTCCGCTACGAGCAAACTTCTTAAGGAGAAAAATGGCAACGACAGTAATTACCGGTCGCGACGTCACTTTCACGTTGGACTCTGCGTCCTACGATGCTCAGGCGACTTCCGCGACTCTTTCCTGCGAAACCATAATCGAGACTTATCAGACTCTCGATGGTCGCGCATATAAATCCGTTGATAAGCAATGGACATTCACAATCGAACTATTGCAGGATTGGGGCGCAGCTTCATCCTTGTTCGAGGCAATGTGGGCAGATGCAGAATCAGCACCTAACACAGCACTTAACGTTAGCTTTACTGCCGTAACCGGTGCAGTATTCGCTTTCACCGTATTACCAATCTTCCCAAGCGCTGGCGGAGCTGCTCCCGGAGCACTCACCGATACTTGGACAATGACAGTAATCGGCACACCAACAGAGACCTTTAGTTAAAATAGATCGGAGCATCGGGAGCAATGAAATTACAACTAACAATTAAATACACGAACGGCGAACTCGAGACTTATACCGCTGGACTTCCAGAGTGGGCTAAGTGGGAACGCAAGACCGGGAAGTCAATCTACAAGATGACCGATATAAAGGAATATCAGCAGACCGACTTCTTATTCTTGGCTCACGCAGCTTACGTTAGAAGTTCAGCAGGTAAGCCAACTAAGAGTTACGAAGTATGGGAACTTACGGTTGATGAATTAATCCTCGGAGACCCTGAAGACCCAAAAGCCATCCAGCCGGAAGCCTAAACCGACTCTTAATTGAGTTGGCAATAGCGACCGGAATCCCGATGAATAATTGGGATAACTTGGAAGATGTATTAACCGCGATTGAATTCTTAAAGGAGCGAAGTGAGCGAGGAAGGTCTTAGCGCATATTCACAGCGCGAACTTCGCCAACTCGCTAAGGCGTTCTCGCTTATGGGAGATGATGCAGTTGAGGAATCTAAACGAATTGCCGGAACGCTGGCGGAATATGCTACGAAGGAAATACAGTCGGCTGCTTATCGTCGCACTAAAGCGGCTGGAGCAGTTAGACGCGTTGCCGACGGAGCTAAAGTCTCAAAGTCGTCCAAGACCGGGCGAATTGACATCGGTTTCGCCTCTCAGCGTTTATCTGGCGGTGGCAATACACAAAAACTCTGGGCAGGTCTTGAATTCGGATCTAATCGTTATAAACAATTCCCAAGTTACTCCGGCAGAGTTGGTCGAGGCTCTCGAGGCTGGTTTATTTATCCAACCCTTCGCGAGATTCAGCCTGAATTAACTAAGAAGTGGGAAGCAGTTGCAGACGATATTGTCAAAAGGTGGGCTAACTAATGGCTAGAGATTATAGAACGCTTAAGTTAGAAATCCTTGCCGAGACTAAGCAATTCGTCGCGGATATGAAGAAGTCCGAAACTCAGGTCGAGGGTTTCGGTGGCAAGATGGAGAAGTTCGGCAAGATGGCCGCAGCCGCTTTTGCCGCAGCTGCGGCAGCAGCCGTAGCCTACGCCGGTAAGTTAGCCGTTGATGGCGTTAAAGCAGCCATCGAAGATGAAGCAGCACAGATTCGGTTAGCCAATGCGCTTAAGAACGTAACAAACGCTACTAACTCACAAATCAGCGCAGTCGAGAAACAAATCGGCCAAATGTCTTTAGCCTTTGGCGTAGCCGACGATCAACTGCGTCCAGCGTTCCAGAGATTAGCAACAGCAACCGGAGACCTAAGCGAAGCGCAAGACGGACTTAGATTAGCTCTTGATATTAGCGCGGCTACTGGTAAATCAGTTGAAGCAGTATCTAACGCATTAGGTAAAGCCTACGAAGGTAACACCGGCGCTCTTGCTCGTTTAGGTATTGGCCTATCAACTGCCGAAATGAAGTCTCTTGGCTTAGACGGCACAATGAAGCAATTAGCCGAAACTTTCGGCGGTGCTGCTACTGCTCAAGCCAACACTTTGGAAGGCCAGATACAAAGATTACGGATTGGTTTTGATGAAGCAAAAGAATCCGTAGGCGCTGCATTATTGCCAGCGGTTAAGGCGTTTCTTGATTACATAATGAACAGATTTATCCCGATGTTAATTGAAGCTAAAGATAAGGCGTTAGCGCCTATTCAAAAGGCTTTTGAGGATAACAAAGAAGCCATTATGGATCTATGGCAATTTACCAAAGATTACTTAGTTCCTTTATTCGAGTTTACTTTAGTTAGGGCTATTGAAAATACTGGTAAAGCCGTAGGCTCAGTTATTAACATTATTGGAAATGTTGTTGATGGAATAAAATCATTAGTTAGAACAGCCGTTGACGCAATTAACACTTTAATAAACGCCTACAACGCAATCCCATTTTTAAATAACGTTGGCAATATTCAGCTTCCATCCTTTGCAACTTCTTCAGGTGGGGTAGGTATGCAACGAGTAACCGCAGGTGCTACATCAACCGGCGGAGCATTAAGCGCAATAGTCGGCGGATTAGGTTCTTCAATTTCAGGATTGAGTTCTTCAGTATCAGGATCATCTAAAGGCGGTAAAGGCGGTTCTGCAGCTTCTAAAGCGCTTGCACAAATTGAAGCGGACTTTGCCAAAGTTAATGAGTTAATGCGATTACTTACTGGTGAGCCAGCGCCTACCGTTGCACCTATGGGTGCAGTCAGCCGAGGCGAATATTCAGGCGGAGTAACCGTCGTTGTGAATGCTCCAAGCATCATAGATGAGAACGGATTTACCCGAGCGGTCGTTGATGCGCTCAATAGCGTTGAAAGAAGACAGGCCGGCGGAGCTAGCGCGTTAGTTGGATTATGACGCTTTGGAATCCTCAATACCGCGTAAAGGTAAACGGCTACACAGTAACCGGCGCTACCCTTGCCGGTTTAACAATTACCAGCGGTCGGACTGATATCTATGCTCAGCCTCAAGCTGGCTATTGCCAATTATCATTATTAGAGACAAACGAATCTTCGGTGGCTTATGAAATCAATATGCCACTAACCGTTGAAGTTAAAAATTCGGCTGGGGTTTATGTTTATTTATTCGGTGGCTTTATATCTGATTTAGGAATTGAAGTAGCCAGCAGCGGAT